CCGTGCTACCACTGGAACTAAGAGTCCCAGGATTTGTTGTGGTGTCGGTTAGCTTGATCGATAGTATGTACAACCCAGGTACATCAATCCTAAGTCCAGATGTGCCAGTACCATAGGTAAATGGCATCACCCCAGCAGTCCCTCCTACTTGAGTCAAATTATTGAACCAGGTGCCCACCGCAGTGTGGCCGGAACTTTCGAGCTGGATACTTGGACAATTAGCTGGTTGCGGAATTTGGAGACGAATAACGTACTCTACAAAGACCTCACCAATCACCGAAGTGTCGGCGGTGCCCGCAACTCCTATGATCAACCGTCCATAGTCATATGTTTTAAGGTCACTGCCACTGACAGTACCTATGCGAGTGTACTTGGGAGCACATCTTTTCCCTGTGATACTAAGCTTGTCCCATACCTGGCCATCCCTAGCCCCAGAAAAAGCATAAAGCTCATTCTTAAAGGAAGGGAGTGAATCCAAGGCATCATAATCAATAGCCATCGCAACCCTGCCCACAGTGTTGGTTCCCTTCATAGGGATAAATTCCACTTTAAGCTCATCAACTTGATATTTCTCAAAGGACGGAGCTAAGTGACTCAGCCAAGGAAAGGCCGTAGCCAATCCAGGGTTGATACTAATACCTGTGGTTCCAAAGGTTGTTACGCCATTCACATCAGTGATATACTCACGATGTCGGATGACGATTTCTCCCTCATGTGCACCTGGATGCATTCTGAAGGAACGAGCATTCGATTGGTAGTTGATAGCCGACGGTGCATTCCTCACGCTCATAGTATTTCCCGAAGAAAATCTACTTGAGACGGAGTTGGAGATGCTTCGCTTTGCTGCTGCACTCTTTGCCTGAAACCAAGGAGTTCCAGCAATGTACTTAACAGCCTGCGCAGCTGTATGCACAGTGGACAAGTGGGGGCGGTATCGCGGGGGAATGAATGATAGTGCATTTAATGCAAGTTGCGTGTTCATGTTCTCAGAAGAAATAGTAAGGTTGACAGGTTCTCAATATTTCATCATCTGGTGATAACAAGGTGGCATTCAATTCAACGTCGTCGTAGTACTGTTCGAGCAGAACTTGTTCAGCTGGTAAGATGTTGAAAGCAAGCCAAAATGAATATCTGGCCTCAGGTGTGATGTCCCTAACCTCTGCCCTCATCTTCCTAGACAGATGCCACATACCAGTACGAAAGATGCTGCGATTGGTAAACTTACCTAACGGTTTACCACACCTAACATAAGACTGGAAGTAGCTTTGGGTTACGGGCACACCACTGGAAAGTGCAGCACCGCACTGACCAATAGCATCAAACCAAGCGAGCAATCGATTATTACTAAGTTGCTCGACCGACATTGAATCCTTGGCAAGGGTAATACGTGGATTTCGCACCATGGTATACTCAACACCATTAAACACTGGATTTGCTTGGCAAAATTCTATGTGTTCTAGTGTGTACACTGGCTCTTCCCACTTCATTTTAAATCCCATCTCCTTAAACCAAGTCGAAGCGCCATCCAAAAACGAGTTTGCATGTTTGCGCTCCATGAATATAGAACAATCATCGCCATTGTTTGCTAGCTTAACAGGGATCCCCTTTTCGGAAGCCCAGGCATAGATCATCGCACACATGAGCAATACATTGCCCAAAGCAGTGTTCATATCGCCACTGCATCTTGTCCCCTCTGTGCGATACGTTATTAGGCCGTCATCTGCTCGCAGAAACCCACGATTTTCAAGTTGCCACTTGAGTAACTCCTTCAACTCATTCGAGTTAAAAATGGCATTGTAAACACCATGTTCCCATAACAAGGCAACCTTACTAACATGCTGATCAAACCTACTTGCATCAGCACCTATAATGACTGGATCTGAAAAACTTTCAAACTTTAGCTTAATCGCTCTCGCCACTTGCGTAGCGTTTAACCCTTTCATGACCGTGTATTCGCCATGACTCCGGTTATCACCATAAAGCCTATCTATTGCATGGTATATTCTGTGCTCCACAGGCTTTAAAAACTTTCCAACTTCAACGTTATACATCGTCCCACGTGGTTGTATGAGACGAGGCGCCGGATCGGTTTTGGCGGTGAAATTAATCTTTTCTCTCTTGATAAAACTACTGAGATAGCTGTGTTTTCGCTCAACCCCCCTAATCATGAGGTTGTCAACAGCCATCTGGTATCGTCGACGTTGTGGTCCCGTGTACATGTCAGCAAAAGCTTGACGACTCACAGGGACGGCAGTGCCGAC